GAAGTACAAGCTTGCTATAAAGAACGTATCGAAGAACATTTCGATCATTCGTTCGCATTGTACGAATCGTTATTACATTCGGGCATTGCAAAAGAATGTGCAAGAGCAGTCCTGCCGCTAAATACTGTCACTCGTTTATACATGAGTGGCACACTAAGAAGCTGGTTGCATTATGTAGATTTACGTGCTCAAGATGATACACAACTAGAGCACAGAACAATTGCACGATCAATTGGTGAAATACTAGCTTCAGAATTTCCAACTGTATCCCGTGCAATGTGGAACTGATTGCTAAACTAAAGACTGAATGATAATAATCAGTCATAATGAATTTTATTGCCGCAACGATTGAACTACGATCCCATCACACAAATCAAATTGATGCTTATGGGCTCACTTATCGCGGCTCTGACGCTGTTGTGCCCTCTAATAGCAATCAATCGGAAGTTCAGCTCCGAATCCTCTGTTATGACAGAGCAGGTGCAAAACTTACTGCATTTCAAGATTGGAAACCGGGTACAAGAGCATTAATAACTGGCGACATTATGTTCTCTGAAGATCCTGCTGATCCCTTGGATTTAATTGTATCTACAATTGAGACTAATATACCCAAAGATATGTATTGCAATCAAGTAGTACTTGGTAATGCATTCTTTGCATCCGATGAAATTAAGGAGCGAAAAAATGGACAGGTTGCAACAAAAATTGGATCGACACTTGATAATTCAGATACAACAACTTGGTTATTCCTTGAAACATTTGAAGCAAGGAAGGCCAAGTTACAAGATCGAATTCGTAAAGGACGTCCCATCTGCGTTCAAGGCTACTTTCGCGAATATCGTGCGGAAGACAGTGACTCTCCCTATAGAGCCATTGTTGCAAGCGATTTTACTACTCGTAAGGATCGCCCACGTAGCGGACGGAATACAGCGCCGAACAGTACAGCGGCAGGCTACGGAGAAGTTGATCCAACGCCGGATTACTGATCGACGTATTTATAAACAACTTAAGAGACCAGGCTGGGACGCTCCTATCTACGGCAACAAATAATTAACGCCTGTATTTAGCAGTTTTATCAGCTACATCATCCGGTTGTTTACTATTCTGATTTAGACATTTAATAAAGATAGTATAGTACGTGGATTCCCGTGACTCATAGTGGGTTTCACGGGAGCTGGATAATCTTCTGGTTTTGTAGCGCAGCCTTGACCCATTGTATAGGCCTTTGCCTTGCTTTTTGCTTTACTGCAATTACTGCTACAAGCCATAATTTTAACCTCGCATCTTTATATTTTACTACTTATAGTTGAAGTGTCTAACAATTAAATAAATGACACTTCAAATTGTACCTCCAGAATTACTAACACCAAAACAAGATAAAGTTGAAACAAAAGAACCTCAACCATATTGGAAGCCAAGTTCTCTTAAAGATGGAGAATCAGAAGAATTTAGATTGCTCGGATGTTACGGGACCGGACACGCAATTGTCGGATGGCAATATGCGTCGGAAGCACAAGATCCAAAGACTGGTGAACTCCGGTTCAATGGATATGTTGTTACTCGTAGTTATCCTAATAACCCCTCTGATCTTGCTCGCGAAACCGATTGGAGCAAACCTGATCGACCAAAAATTGATGGCTCCTACGTCAAGCCACGTCGGTTTTTAGCATGGGTAGCTACATCAGCAGCTCGTTCAAGACTAGAAGTACTGTTTATCGAACAAAAATCATTAAGAGAACAACTTACAGAAGTTCTACAAGAAACAGATGACTATACATGGACAGAAGATGGCTTGGCTAACTTCTCAATTAAGATTAGCCGTAAAGGAACTGGCTTGGAGACTTCATACAGTATCTTACCGAAAGTTCGTAAGGTGCCTGAGAAGATCACCAAACAATGGCGGACTGAAAAAGAAACCATATGGCTCCCTAACTTCTTTGAAGGCAAAGATCCTTTTGATGGTAAGCAAACTGACGAGAAAGGTTTACCTGCGGGCGGCACTGACAAACGCGGATCGACAGTATTACCAACAGCAACAACTCCCACTGATGACACTAACGACGAATTCTGATAATCATGACTAACGCACTGCAAAATTTACCACCTGAAATGCAAGCACGTCTTGCACAAATTATGGCAGGAGCTCAAGCTCCTCAACAGCAGCAGCCTGCAGCACCTGTGCCTCAACCTGCTCCACAACCGCAGCAACCAATGTATGCACCGCAACCTGCTGAACCATCTGCACCACATAAGCCTCCGTCTCTCATTGATCATGTATTCAATATGAGAGCAGAGCAAGCGGTCATGAAAGAAGCAGTTATGGCATTGAACAATCAAATGATTGCTAACTCACAAGTTCTAGAAGCCATTGGTCAAGCAGTAGGTCGCATGTACCAGATGTTTCAACCGTCCGAGCATGCGATGCAAGATCCAACGTATAGCCAGAATTTCCAAAACTCACAAATGAATGAACAGGATGGAGACTACTGATAAGCCATTTAGAATCCAAACGTCTAAAGGTTACAGAAAATACTTATGCAGTGGCATGTATTTGCCATCTGTTACAACAGTCCTATCAGCTACAGAAACTGAAAAATCAAAAGCTAGCTTGCGCTCTTGGCAAGAAAAAAATCCAGGAGCACTTGAAGCTGCAAGCACTCGTGGCTCCTATATCCACAAGTGTTGTGAAGATCATTTAAGAGGTATCCCTGTCGAATGTTCTGATGAATATTCAGCATTCTGGAACGGAATGGACAAATACCTTGATTGGTTTGATACAGTGCATTGGTCAGAGCGTCCACTACGTCCTGATTGGTATCACTTGAGATCTGATGATAAAGAAGCCGCATTTGTATGGAGCACTGAGCATAAATACGCAGGGTGCCCTGACCTTATTGGAGAAATTGGTGGTGTAAAAGTCATTGCAGACTTTAAGACAAGTAATGGTCCTTACATGAATTCCTTTCCTGATAAAGGAGACCGTATGGGCTTTGGTGGATTTCGTAAATATCAAAAGTGTGCTCAACAAATGGCTGCTTACAGGTATGCCTTAAATGAACGCACTGGATTTTTATGTGATGTTGCATTAATCATTGTCACCACAGAGACTACAACGCAAGGTATATTTATTGATGGAGATCAACTGTCATTATATGAATCTCGGTTTCTAAAGCGAGCACAACAATTTCACGAAGAAGAAGATAATGAAACTGAAAATCTCAGTCAACAAGAACTGCAAGAACAAAGAGAATCCTGATAAGGTCGCAATTGGATGGCTTAATATCTATGAAGATATTGAATGGCTAGACGGTTGGGTTAAGTCTGGCTTTGGATGGTGTGCGACTCACTTTGTCAACCGTTATCGCAAGTCAGACAATTCTTCTGGCAGTAATTTAGTTGTAATTGATATTGACGGTGATGTAACGTTAGAGGAGTTTTGGTCAACACAAACTGCTGTTGACTGGTGTATAGCAACATATACATCTGCAAGTCACACTGAATCGGAGCATCGGTTTCGAGCACTATTTCCTTTAGAGATAGAGCTTGATACTATTGCAAAGCACAAAGCTGCCTATTGGTTAGTCGTCAATCGTCTACTTGGTGAGCTTAATATTGACAAACTCAAAGATAACTGTGGTCAAAAGCCTGAACGATTATGGTATGGCAATACCAATGCAACCTTTCGGCATAATGAAAAGCATGCGCCGATTCCGCAGTTTCTTTTGGAATCAATTGATTATGAAGAGCCTACAAACTTTGTAGATACTGAAGTATCTGACACTGACATTGAACGTTGCAAATGGCTTCTTACAAGCTTTCTAAGACCATCTGAAGATGATGAGTATGAAAGTTACTATGTGCCAGTTATGGCAGCCTGTGCAGGCATTGGTCAATCAATCTTTGAGGAATGGGTGCAATGGGTATTAAAAGGCCATCATGGTCAGAAAGAAGATAATATTCGACCATACAAATGGAAAGGGCTTGGTAACTTTGCAGGCCATACATCCTTGTACGCACTTGCAAAGAAACAAGATGCTAATTGGACAAGGTCATTGCCAACATCATTACGATTTAGCTTTTTCAATAAAGCAGTTGGTTATGACGAAGTAGATCCCACAATTGTATATCCACCTGCTAAAAAGCCAATGAATATAACTCCTGAAATGCCAGAGCCTGACCCATTGCCAGATACACAAGTATCTAAAAAGAAAGGCAGGCCTAAAAAATCAGTTGACGATTTAGCCAAAGAACGTGAAAGTGATGTTGGCAAAGTAAAGAATATCTTTAACAACCTACGACGAAATCTATTGACAAATTCAATGGAGTTCGAAGATGAATCAGGTCGTACACACGAGCTGCAAGGTAACGATCTAGATATTATGACAACTAAGTTGTCGTGTGAGCATGGTGTATTTATTCCAGAGCAGCGTGTTAAACAAGCAATTCAATATGCTGCAAGTAAAAATACATACTGCCCAATACGACAGTATCTCGACAAATGCCGTGATCACGCAGTGCCACATGCAAACTGGCATCGTGTAGGAGAAATTTTTCTTGGCAATAAAGATCCATTAGCTACGTTAGCAATTCAACGGATGATGATTGGAGCTGTAGCTCGCGCATATAATCCAGGTTGCACAATGTCATGGCTACCTATTCTTGTAGGTGCGCAAGGCTGTGGTAAGTCACAGTTTTGTAGAAGTCTTGTGCCATCAAAGCTGTTTGCAGAAATTACAACTCCACTAGAAACTCTTATGAAAGAGCAATATCGTTTGCATATTGCTTGGATGCTAGAGCTACCAGAGATTGATAACTTTTTTAGCCGTCGTAATATCGAAAACTTCAAAAATCTAGTAACAACTCGATGCGATGAAACAAGACGTCCATATGCATCATTGCCTGAACGTCTTCAACGTAGATTTGTAATGATTGGCACTACAAATAGAAATCAATTCCTGGTTGATTCTACTGGTAATCGTAGATTTGTACCACTAGAAGTTGGCTCTGAAGGTATGTTTCTAATTAATTGGAAACAACTTAGACATGAACGAGATATGTTGTGGGCATCAGCTATTGAAGATCATCAAAACAATGTGCCGTACGAATTTAGCAGCGGTGAAATTGCAAAGATTTCAGAGTACATTCAGCAGTTTGGAGAACCAGATCCATGGTCAGAAAAAATCTTGAATTACGTCAAACATCGTGAAGAAGTTAGTGTTTCAAAAGTTTTGACTGAAGCATTGGATCTTGATGCAAGGCAGCAAGGAATAAAAGAATCTCGTCGTGTGACAGATGTACTTCAAACTTTAGGTTGGAGACGTAAAACAAAACGAGAAAAAGACCAAGTAACTGGTAAATGGAAATCAGTTCGTATATGGCTTAGGCCTGAAAATGATCCAATCAATGAAGCTCACATTAATAATGATTTTTAAATACACTAATAAGTGAAATTAACTAGCAATATTCAATGGATCCATCAAAAATAGAATTAGCACTACGTGTTAGAGTAAAACGAAATGGTTCAACAGCTTTAGTTGTAGGCAAGCCGGAATACTATCGTTCTAATTTAAAACTCGTAAGAATTAAGTATGAAAATAGTACACGCTATGAATACATGATTAGCAATCAAATTGAACCACTTCCTTTGGAAGAACAGTATCCCGCATTAGGTGGTACTTACGAACCTAAAGATGGTGCATTTTAATGGCTGAAGCACAACCTAGTAAAAAACGAGGAGGCCATGCATACGGTCGTAGGCATCAGCGGCTCTCAAACACCGCTGTAGAAGGCGAGCTCTGCTTGTACAAGGGTCATTCAATAGGTCGGTTCTCGTCCCATTCAATGCGATATGACAGCCATCAAGCATGCACTCGTTGCGTTGCTGCTGCTCGTGAAGGCCGCTTGTCGTTAGATATTAACCGGTTGCTTCAGAAGAATAAAGAACGTGCTCTTAAGTTTTGGTCACAAGTAGACATTGGTGATCCAAACGAATGCTGGAATTGGAATGGAACTATTAATCCTAGAACACATCAACCACAATTTTCATGGAGAAGACATGCAATTTCAAGTTCAACGCAACATCACCCACAAAGAGTTGCAATGTGGTTTTCTTGGGGTGACCTAGGATTTACAGGTGTCAAGACTACATGCGGTAATAAGTATTGCTGTAATCCATTTCATCTGTTACCACAACACGTTGGTGTTTTTGTTGATCAAGATAGTTATATAGAAAATTTTGAGTTGCAATGTGAGCTACATACACTTAAGCAAGTAGTGCATGAGTATCAAGTAGATAAGGCTTTAAAAGAACAAGAAAAAGCTCAACTAAAACAGCACGGGCATTTTGGATCTGAATCATTATTAATTGATCCGTCTGCTGATTTTTCAGACAAGTATCAATCAGTATTAATTGACATGCTGCAAGGTAACCACATTACGCAAGCAGAAGCTCAAAATATAATTGATGAATTTGGAAAAGATGTTTAGCAAAACTCCACACTTTTAACTTAATCAAGATATGCTAATAAAAGAGTAGTAATATTATGACTAGACAAACAGACCTATTACAGCAATTACTTCGATCAGACGAAACTGATCTTGTAAACAAAGAAAAAGAACAAAAGTTTCTAACCGCTACTGCCCAGTTAATACTGACAGATTTTATTAACATTGCAATAAACGGTTTTCAAGTATATGGTCCCGGTTCATTAGTAATTAATCTAGTTAATGATAGTACTACTTATATGACTGGAAAAAGTGTAGAAAGTGATTTGGCAATTTCAGAATCAGAAGATGATGAAGATGTGACGAATTTTCTACGATCATTAATTAATAAGATTGATGAAAATGACTGGTCAAAAAATTTGCTCATTACGTTAATCTCCGATGCTGGAACAAGAACATTTGCAGTCGAGGCAGGTCGGAGCCAAGAATGCTTCCGAGCGCTCGCAGAAGAATTTACAGGATAAACTGAAGTCACAAGGTTTAAAACTTCCGCTTTATCCAACACCACAAATTATTGAAAGAGCCCGTACAGTGATGGGCAGCATTGATTTTGACCCAACGTCAGACGCTGTTCAGCAGGTTTTAGTAGATGCAGTTTCTGTACCATCAATAGAAGTTAATCCACTCCAAACACATTGGCATGGTAATGTTTTTGTTGCACCAAAAGGCGCTGTTAGAAACAACCGTCTATGGTTTAATAAAACCATTAGCGAATATAGAAACAACTATATTGAAAGTTTTATATTTTTCACAAGTGCGTCTGAAATCCTAAGAGCTTCACCTGCAATGTTGGATTATCCTATTTGCATACCATTTAAACGTGTAAAACAATTACGTGCAACGTCTAATGGATTTGATCCAGTTTCACCATCAACTTGGAATGTAATTGTATATGGTCCGCCTTTAGATCAGGTTATGTCAAATATTGACAAAACTACTTTGTTCTACAACACGTTTAGAGATATCGGTCGTGTGTCTTTTAATGAGTTTGCAGGTGATAACTGGCAGCGTGATTTAGATTATTACGAGCAGCAAAAGGGGAATGTTTGATGTCTAAATACATAGATGATAAATATTTATTTAAACTTCCTTCTGGCCAAAGTGTGCATCCGTGCCGTCTTATTGTTAAAGACGGTACATTGATGTGGAAAGATGCACTGTGCACTAATAACTCTAAAGGACACATACCTAAAACAGAAGCACATGAGCAGCATATTATAAAAACTGCTCAACGTTTAGAGGAATTAAATACATGGGTTTCAACGACATTAGAGCCTTGGGAAGCACTTAAACCTTTGTCTTGGTATAACTATGATTTAAATGAACTGTGCCAAGGCATATCGTTGTACTTTAATCACAAACAGTTTTCCAATCAATATGTAATTGAAAAATTAATTTCACATATTTACCCGCATGAAGAACTAGAGCTTCGCGGTAATTACATATTTTTCAAACGTTGCTAAATTAAAGCTTATCAATTAATCGATTTAAATACCATTGTGCTTTTTGAGCATCCTTTTTAGGATTATCCTTTAACCACATACGTAGCATATATTTCAACACTTGCCATTGTAATCCAGAAACAATTGTGTCTGGAGCATCTTTCACAGCATCTTCAATAATATCAATCACTTCAACCTTACCAGAAGTGTAATGACTAGGGTGATTTACCCCATCATTTTTTGACTCTTTTTCTTTTTTATCTTTAAAATAGTCTGCTGAAAATTTGTAGGCCAGTTTTGTATTTTCTCGAAACCTATCCTCTTGGTCCTTAAATTTTAAAATATCATTCGCATATAAATTGTTAAGTTCGTTGTGTTTTAAGAACTCTTCGTATTCCATATTTACGTTATTTGCTTGTACAATACATAATATAGACTCTTATTAGACTATTTGCGAGCAATGAATATTATTAAAGGTGATCCCACATATATTCATGACAAAGAAACATACTTTATGAATATTGCAAAAGCCATACGGTCAGGATCTACGCATCCTATGTGCCCAGGGGCTTGCATTATCACGCGAGATAGGGAGATAATTGGTGAAGGGAGAAGTGTTTTAGCAAGCTGCAAAATTGAAATTGATTGTATTACTTATGCAATAGCTACCGCTGCAAAGAGAGGAACTCCATTAACTGGAGCAGCCGTTTACACGACTCGTTATCCGTTCTCTGCAGCAGTGTTTCAACTACACATAATGGGAGTAAACAAAATAATTGTATTAGCACATGATTGGGAACCTTATTACAAAGATGAATTTAGAAGAGCAGCAACACTAGCTAGCGAATTAGGAATATCAATTGAACCATATCATGACGACAAAGATGAATCATACCGCACAAGTGAACTCGCCCCAAAAGAAAGCGACCGTAAAAAAGAATTCAAAAACAAAGAGCTCTACACAAGCATCCCGATTGAAGAAGAATCTTTTGACATTGAAACGTATACAGCAGAATCCCATGAAACAGACTTTACTCTTTGACATTGAAAGCACAGGGCTACTACGTAGAGGCTCAAAAATCCACTGCATCGTTGCTCGTGATTTAAATGATCAATCTGAGCCACTTGTATTTGACCATAAACCAGATCGGTCAATTGACATGGGCATCGAACAGCTTAAACGCGCTAATGTATTAGTTGGCCACAACATAATTGGTTACGACATTCCACTCATCCGTGAATCATATGAATTTGAATTCGAAGGAGACGTACTTGATACTCTTGTACTTAGTCGGTTATTTTATCCTCATATCCTGGATCGCGATTACGAACGGCGGCCCGAAGGAATGCCCCAAAAACTATACGGACGTCACAGTCTTGAAGCATGGGGTTATCGATTAAAGTGTTTTAAGGGTGACTACGGCAAGCAATCAGCAGCTTGGGATACATATACCCCTGAGATGCTTGATTATTGCATTCAAGACACGATGGTTACAGTCAGACTATACGAACTCATGATGCGGAGGATGGAAGACCATGCTTAATTGTGTACAGCTTGAGATGCGCATGGCTCAACTGATGGCTCAACAAGAGTCATCTGGTTTTAGGTTTGACATGCTCGTTGCAGAACGGGTTCGCTCTGATCTCAATCAGAAAGTACTAGACATTCAACAAAAAATTTCTGAGCGATACAAGTATGTGCCTGGCAAGGTGTTTACTCCAAAACGTACTGACAAAAAAACAGGCTATGTAGCTGGAGCACCGATGACTAAGTTGATTGAATTCAACCCAACTAGCCGTCAGCATATTGCATGGGTTCTTCAGAATCATCGGGGTGCTCGATTCACAAAGCTTACAGATACTGGTAAACCTAAAGTTGATGAAGCGACTCTTTCTGAAATGAGAGACGCGGCTCAACAGCAAAAAAATATGCGCTTGTTTGAAGAGTGTGACATGTTCATCACTCTGCTCACATTGCAAAAGCATATGGGCCAGTTATCAGAAGGCTCTAACTCTTGGTTCAATACTATTGAAGAAGATAACTGCATTCACCACAGCTGTTCTCTTGCAACGCAAACTGGACGTAACGCGCATCGTGGTCCCAATCTGGGCCAGGTTGTAAGTGCTCCTTGGGCTCGTGAGCTCTTCATACCTCATCCTGGTATGACAATGGTAGGAGCTGACCTTGAAGGCCTAGAGCTTCGCTGCTTAGGTCATTACCTGCACAGGTTTGACGAAGGCGACTTTGCCAAGGTTGTTATTGAAGGTGATATCCATCAGCAAAATGCTGACCGGGTAGGCTGCAAACGCCATGAAGTCAAGACAATTTGCTATGCGTTCATCTATGGAGCTGGTGACCTTAAGTTAGGTCACAGCCTGCATCCTGAGTACTCTGATGCACAGAAGAAAGCGTTGGGTCAAGAGCTTCGCCGTAAGTTCCTTGATGCTATTCCAGGCCTTGAACCACTGATTGACGCAGTCAAGCAAAAGGTACGATCTAAAGGAATGATCAAAGGATTAGACGGTCGTCCTATCTTCTGTAAGGCAGAACACGCCTCGCTTAACTACCTCCTGCAGTCAGCCGGGGCGATTTTGAGTAAAAGGTGGTGTGTAATTGGACAGCAATTAATTGATGCTGCTGGTCTTACTTATAATAGAGACTACACACGCTGCGCTTACGTGCACGATGAACAGCAGTTTTCTGTTATTCCTCAAGAAGCCGAAAGAGTTGCAAGTATTTTAGTAGAAGCTGCTCCACTTGCTGGTACTTATTATGACTTTAAAGTACCAATTACAGCAGCATCAGCTATAGGTGAGAACTGGGCCAAAACGCATTAATGTTATGATTGATTCTCCAGACGGCAATTTTAATATTCAAATTGATCTGAATAAAGATGCCTTAAAACTACTGCTTAAAGCAGTGGATTATCGTATTGAAAAATGGCCAGGCGGAGAGCCTAAAGAACAAACAGATCTTCAATTTTTACAAACTAGGTTGAGAGCTGCTTTTCTTGAATATCAATTTAAAGACTAAGTGTTCGCCGTGAACTGGTAACAACAGTTACAATAATACTATACGTTGATCCTCATTGAGGACGCAAGTACCACAGCCAGTGGGAAGCAACGGGCAATTAAACCCCTACTGGATAGACCAATGACTGAACTGCAAGCTCGTGCAATCGTTAATGCGCGTAATAACTTTGAGCGTGCTCGTAAAGAGCTCAATCAAATCAAACTGAGCGAAACCCGTTATCGCGGAAATCTGTACACAACAGACGCTCGTATGCCACAAAATGTACATGGTACATTTACTTATCGTGGTCAAACCTACGAAAAGTGAAGCAACGTAACAATAGAATAGAAGAAATACTCCTTTGCTTATGAATAATGTATCTCTACATTCCAAAAGATTTAGACAAAAACAGAACTAAGAAAAGGCCTATTGAGCCTGAAATGATTTTTGCAAGTCTTTGTTATAGAGGAATACATTATTCAAAATGGGTATGCACTAACTCATTAGCATTAAATTACCAGCATCTCCATGGCGAACCTATGGAAGACTGGACATTAGATTGGTAACTTGTGACCCACTAACGTGGGTCTTTTTAATCTTTTTTGTAGAATAGGTATATTGCTTAAGTAAATATGAGATGCGCAAAGCAGGTGAACTTATTAATGCATACCTTAGAGAAGGTAGGCTTGCAGCTAACCGTAAAGAGCCTATTGGAGCTGGTGCTTATGGTGTCGTTTATGCCTCTGATGTTCCTGGGCGCGTGATTAAACAAAACCATCCAGGTGGTTACTCAACTCCAGAAAGCATGACTTTAGAAGCTGACTTACAAGACGTCGGAGCTTCTATGGGCATCTCCCCTCGTGTACACGGCATTGAAAGATATCCTGAAGGCACAACAAGAATTGAAATGGATGATGTCCGCCGTAACTTTGAACCGGTTAAGCAAGACGCAAGCATGATGCCTTCAGATCCTGTAGTAAATATCCGTACTGCTCAGCAGCTTGGTCAGCTTGCTCTTAAGGGCATTCGCTTAGAGGATAGACGTGGAGCTAATGTCATGATCAATAAAATGACTGGTCGTCCTCTTCAGCTTGACTACGGTGTTGCTGGTCGAATGTCTCCCGATCAACAGGCTGCTTATCTAACTGAAGTGACTGCCGAAGGTTATGCAGCTGCTGGGATTGATGAACTCGGTTCCATCCTCAGAGCTACTGTCAACGATTTCCTTGAAGGCGGACAAGTTAAAGAAGCAATGGATGTAGCCAAACAAGGATTTAGTAAATTACAGAAAATCAAAGCCCCGCTTACTTAAAATACCGATTTTCTTTTATAAGACAGATATTATACTGTCTTTTCACTTTTAGTCAAAAATTAGTTTATAGTATTTAAAGTGACATTAGTTCACTAATTATATTATTTACTATAGATTATATGTCTATTATTTCAAAAATCGCACTCCTTGGTGTACTGTCTACTGTTGCAGTATCTCCTGCAATTGCTGGTCCATTTGCAAACATCGAAAGCAATACATCTTATTTTGGTGATGATCGCTTAAATACAACCACAGATTTGCATCTTGGCTACGAGCACGCTATCAACGATAAAGTAACTGTCTCTATTCAAGCAGGTCCTTCATTTGTTAATATGCCTGATGCTGATTACGAGCATGAAATCTCAGGTAAAGTTGCCATCTCAGCTGATGTAAGCGAGAGCCTCAACATCTATGGTGAAGCATATGCAATTACTGTTCAACGTGACATTGAAGCAGACTTCCCGATTGATCTAAAAGTAGGCGCACGATATTCCTTCTGATAAAACCCCGGCTAGCGCCGGGCTTTTTTTTGTTTTTAAGACAACAGCCTTATATTCTCATTACGTAATTCAATATCTTTTTTCAGGCTTTCGGCACTTGCAGTTTCTGCAGCTTGCTTCTGGAGGCCTGCTTGCTTGTACTGATAGTTATTCTGCAAAGGATCACCTTGCATTGATTTAGGAACAACCCCAGACGGGTTGTATGCTTCACGATAAGCTAAGTTACCACGAGAGCGGTGTGCAATCGCTTTACTTTTAGCATTCATGCGATCTCGATATCCACGATCACTAGATTTCAGATATCTATTATCAACTGGATTTGAGCGTAAACCAGACACAATTTATTTTCATTTATCTTTATTATATCCCCACTCAGTTTCTGAAGCATTCCATATAGATATCCACTCTGCTGATGTATATAGAAGATCTGGGGGCAGTGAATTCATCAAACAATTTACAGCTGCAACATGATGGCTTGATGATGGATCGTAGTTTCTAAAAAATCGATTTAAATCAATCACGGATTCCAACAAAATCTTTAATTGTTTGCAGCTCAGTAGCTACGGGCTGAAGCGTAACAACCATCTTTTGAAGTGTTTGTTTATCAATTACATCTACTAGCTTTTCAACACGCTCAACTCTAGAAGATAAGTCATCGACTTTCTTTTTCAATCGCTCATCAGTGAAGTGAGTAAACTTCATACCAAAAAGTAAAGCCAAGATTGGCCCCAGCACATATTCCATTATTGTTTGTGTAACTAGTACCAGTCTACATTTATCTATGCAAAAGTGAGACCATCACCATCTAAATCATCATCTTCCCAACCTATATCTTCAATGTCTGTAGACATTTCATCGATACTATTAAGAATTAATAGTTCTGTAAATGTTTCTTCTGACATTATTTCCGGTGGCCCTACTTGAGCCTCATCTACTTTGAATAATATACCGTTCTCTCTCAAGAATGTTTGCAAGCCATTCTTTTGCTCCATTCGTGTTTTAAGCAGTTTTAAGGCTGTGAGCTCCAAAGCAGACCTGCTCATCCTCGCTACTTCGTAACGCGCTCTCCTGAGTGCAAACCTCTGTTCTATCGATAGTGTGTTCATCATTTTCAAAGTAATCGTAGTCTAAGCGTGTGTCATTAACCCATTCCAAAATCAATTCTTTTGCAACTTCGTTGTAAAATGTTTGTGATTCAAACCAAGAAACCCATTCTTGAGAACTCTTGCTTTGGTTACATTCTACGCAACACGGAACAAGATTGCTTCTTAAATTACTACCACCTTTCGAACGAGGTTTGAGGTGGTCAACCGTCACTGCTCTTTGTTTTCGACAATACGCACAGAAACCTCCAAACGAATATCGGATGAAGTTTCGGAATCTTTTCTTGGCAGATCCCTTGGAAAGGCACTGGAGATTGAACATAAGTTCGCCCCAACTTTCTGGTGTACGCATAAAGTTGCTTAACAACTTAACTTAACTATAAGTTGAGTTTGATTCAAAATTCAGTCGTCATCCATAAAGTCAGCTGTTAAGCGCATTTCTCCGCCCAATGGAGTCTCCCCATTTTTCTGTTCATATTTTTTGAATCTACTTTTTTTGCGGCGTGTTTCGTAGTATTTGACAATAGAGTCAATCTCTTTATCTAAATCGTCCATTGTTTTTTGAGTTTTATATTTTGTCCAATCATGCACACACTCTTCTCTTACCATCTTGACGATGGGATGTATCCCCCATTTTCCATTGTTGTTGATTAAGAGTATCGTAATTTCATACGCAACAACTTTCCACCATTTATATGCAAATCTTTCGTTATTCATTTTTTCGAATGAACAACGCTATAAAAATCTTCATATTTTAAATTAGAGCATAAGGTCATTGCATTCCTTATCTACTTTTGATTTAAAATACTGAATTAAATTTCGTTTACTTCTTGTGTCTAATTCTTCGTCAAACTGTATCTCAATTTTTAGCTCTAAAAAACGATCACATGTTATGTGCCAATCGTAGGCACCGTTACCATGATGAGTAAACAAAAAGGCTGCCAGGACAATACCTGACATTACTTTTTGCCTAACTTAGGCTTGATCGTATCAAGTGCTGTAAATACCAGTTGAACGATGCTGTTTTCTTTCAGTGGGCT